TCGACCTCGAGGTCGCACCCTAAGGCTTAGCGCCCATGGGATTGCTGCGGACTCGGGATCTCTATCTGAAAGGCCTTCCGTACCCTATCCTGGGTCATATGATTGGACTGATGCTGTTTACTTTAACCATGCTATGGAAGCACAGGTGCGAGTAAAAGCAGCCATTCTCTATGAGGTAACCAATCCAATCCGGGATTGGCGACACACCTATGGCCTGAGATTGAAGGACCTCCCAGTGACTGGGTATCAGCTGATACCCTTGTCGTTTATGCTGGATAGGCTTGTTAATGTCCAGGCTGCAATAGCTGGCTTGATTAACCTTTTAGATCCAACGATCTCGATCCTTGCTGCATCTTACACCATCAAGCAGAATCTGGTAGAGACCCTACAGATGGATGGTGCTGATGCTAATCCAGGCAGAACCGTAGTGGCTAATGGGGGGGTAAAGCTCGTAAAACACTTTACCTATGCCCGTTCGCGTTGGACGCCTGCCTTCTCTGACCTGGTTCCACCGGCAACACCGGCGAACCTCACCAAGGACATCATGTCCACACTAGACCTCCTAGCTCTCATCCTGCGTTAGCGACGAGGTTATCCTTAACACACTGGAGACCAGTATAATGTCCATTAACTTAGCTTCCATTCCCTTGGGAGCGACTGCCTTTACGCCTACCGGCGGATCTGCTACTACCCTGAAGACGCGTTCACAAAACGCGAACTCTATGGTTGCCTTCCTCGATGAGGACTCTGCGTTACTTCTGCAGAAAACTGCCAACTTCTCGGTTACCCCGAGCAAGGTAAGCAGCACGGCACCCAACGGGTACACCCAAGCTCGCTCGGCGCTGACGTACAAGTCGCCATATACCCTAGACAACGGGTCTGTGACGGTGAATACGGTACGCATCGAGCTTGCCGCTGATAGTGAACTTACTCCAGCGGAGCGAAAGACTCTTCGTTACAACGCTGCCCTGCTCCTTTTGGACAGCGATTTCGACGAGTTTTGGGATGAGCAGGCGATCAGTTAGTATCATCCTGATGCTGACTGCCTGTCTGTTCTTGGCGGGTTCCACCTTGTTAGTCGTTGGCTTGCGCCATTTTTACCTGACCTTTAACCTAAGCCCCACGGGGTTCGGTATGGAGGGAGGGTCGACTTACGAGGTTGATGGCTCTTTCAATGTCAATACGGAGAAATTCCATGGCAAAGAAAAGAAGGGATACTTCATCCCAGAAGAAATCCCGGAAAAAGGCACAGCTCTTTTCCCCTGATGTACTATCAACAGCAATACATCAGGCCCTTAGTGCCGACCTTACTGAAGGCGAACATGAGTATGCCTTCCAGGCTCGCCGTACGCCCGCGAGGGCTAAGGCAGCAGAGATCCAACTCTCTGACTTCCTCAAGAAGTACGAGAGGGAGAAGACCGACAAGCAGCTGTTGGAGATAGAGGCGTTCCTTCGTTTCTATCGGGTAAATCAATACCTAAAGCGGGTTGGCCGGAAGGCCAACTTCCCTTACGGGATTAAACGCGATTCTAATAAGCTGCCATATCGTCACAGGGTGCTTCTCAAGGCGCGAGCCTTGGTTCACTCTGTGCTTCCAAAGTTGGACGAAGACAGGTGGTTTGAGAAGTGCAGACATAGCACAGGCTCAACGTCGGGGGTGTCCTTCCTGGACACGAGTTTTACCCGTAAGATGTCACCACCGATCTCTGTCACTGCTGAGGCGAGATTCCTCTTCGAGCGTTACCTTGAGTGGGACTTCCAACTCCGGGAAGTTCTCCAGTTTTCTGGCGTCAACCCTGACGACTGGTTGGTAACCGTTGAGGGGCCGGTAGCTACGACAGTGCCCAAAACTAGCGACAAACGACGTATGATATGTCCTATGCCCACTGCTAATATGTTTCTGCAGCTGGGTCTAATGGATGTACTGTACGAAGTTCTAGCCGGTCTAGGGCTCGACGTTACAAACTTGCCTAATAAACACCGTGAGCTGGCAAAGCTTTACTCTGTGTCTCGCGAATGCGGTACACTAGATTGGAGTGATGCTAGTAACTCGGTAGGGATCGAATTAGTTAGGTGGTTACTACCTCCTGATTGGTTTGATGTGCTTGATCGGCTACGCGAAAAGGAAGTTTTCCTCGGAAAACGACTATACTCGCTAGGCTGCTTTAGCACGATGGGCAACGCATGCACATTCCCGATAGAGCTCCTTGTCTTCTGGGCTATGGCACACGCTGTAGCTTCGGTTGAACGGGGAGAGCACTCGCTTTTCTGCAACCCTGCGGAAGAGCCCCGGATATCCGTATTCGGTGATGACTGCATAGTGCCTTCCAAGATCTGTGTTCCGTATATACAGGTAATGGAGGGTTTAGGCTTTACCCTGAACTGGGAAAAGAGCCACTATGCCGAGTGCGATCACTTCCGTGAATCTTGTGGAGGTGATTATCTCTCTGGCGAGGACGTCAGGCCTTTTCATTTAAAGGCTCCGGACAGTCACAAGGTGAGCCAGTTGGCCCCGTGGTTATACAAAGTGGTGAACGCGCTACAAAGAAAGTACATCCTGTACTTCGGCGAGAACACTGCTTACTATGATCGTGAGGTATTCAAGGTCATCTTTGGACTGTTTAGGCGTTACAAGCTAAGGATCTTGCTAGTACCGCCTCACTTTCCCGACGACGCAGGTCTACACGACTTGGGTAACACGAAAATATTGTTATCTGGGTTTGAGGACCTCCTGAATGGTATTAGGACAAACGGGGCAGGATGGACTGTTTTCAACTTCCAGCGGTACGTGTACCGTAAGGTTGCTGACACTAATCCACGTGTTCTTCTCTACCAATCCTTGCGAACCAGTAGAGACACACACCCCTTAGCCTTCCTCCAGGCTGAGAAGCCGAAGAGTAAGCCATTTGTCAGACGGAGAGGCAGCTATGTCGTAGCACGAGGACTAAGCACCAGTTGGGTGCTGACGGCTGGATAGCCGAATTCGTTCC